CCAAGTGGTACAGTCAGTCAGTTGGTGGGTTGTTCTAGTGGGATTCATCCTGCATATAGTCAATATTATATTAGGACTGTACGTATGGATAACAAAGATCCGTTAACATTATTCTTTAAAACACAAGGTGTTCCCAATGAACCTGATGTAACTAAACCTAGTGACATTACTATATTTAGTTTCCCTCAAAAAGGAACTGAGTCTGGTGTTACTAGAAATGAAACAAATGCAATTGAACAATTAAAACTTTATAGTGTATATCAAAAGAACTGGACAGAACATAATCCATCTATTACTGTATACTATAAAGATAACGAGTTCTTGACGATAGGCGATTGGATATACAATAATTTCAGTGATGTATCAGGAGTATCGCTTCTGCCGCACTCCGATCACGTGTATAAACAAGCACCTTATCAAGAAATAACAAAGGAAGAGTATGAGACCTTTGTAGCTAGTTTCCCTTTAATTGATTGGGGTAACTTAAAAGAGGAAGAAGATACTACCACAGGCACTCAAGAATTAAGCTGTACTGCGGGTGTCTGTGAAGTAGTAGGAGTGCAATAATGAATACTACTTTTCATATTATACAAGGTTGTACATTTGGATTAGAACTTGTTAGTGGCAAAGATGTTGATCCAAATGATGAAGATTGGTATTTAGTTCTTGATTTATTTTTAGTTAGAGTTGTAGTTAATATTTAAAGGAGATAGTATGAAGTTTGACAACGTTCAGATTACCAAAGTAAACAATGGTTATGTTTTAAATGGTACTAAGATTGATATTTTAACAAAGACACAGCTTAACGAAGTCTTGATCTTTAAAGACTGGGATGAAGTTGCGGCTTTCTTAAAGGACGCTAAATAATATTAGGGGCTTCGGCCCCTTTTTTATTCTATAGTAATTGTAATCTTTTCATTAGTAGCTATTAGCTTTTTAAATAAAGCATCGTAAGCTAACTTAGAGTTACCAATAAAGTCACCACTTGACCATGTAGTACCTACTAACAAGCATCCTTCTGTATTTGTAGAAGAGTTACCTGAATGTATTCTAACACCAGTAAAGTTAGGCACATCTAAGATGTGAGGCATATCTTTATTAAACCTGGTAGAACGATCAATAATAACAGAATAAGTGCCGCTAGGTATAGCTGTTTGTCCATCTACTTTCTCTCCTTTAGGTCTTACAACATCTTCTAATACAAAACATTGATATATACCATCTATATATAATTTACCAATAGTAAATGTTTTACCAAATTCAAATCGTTTAAGTTTCATTTCCATAATTAAGTCGCCTGTGTTTGTGCAGTTAATATACCATTAACAAATGTCATGCTACCATTAGCACCTGCTGGTGTTAACTTAGCTGTTGTAATAGTTACAGATAAACCACTTCCTAATCCTAAATTAGTTCTAGCTGTTGCTGCCGTAGTAGCAGCAGTTCCACCATTAGCAATAGATAAAGGTAATGACAATGATGTTAAAGTAGAATATTGAGTAGCATCTAAATGGTAATACTCAGTAGCACCTATATTACCACCTTGTAATCCTTGTAAAATATTATGTGCCCTAGTTTGAATACTATTTAAATTAGATCCTGTAAAATTTAAATCTGTATAAAGAATTTGACCTTGAGCACCACCAAGAGATTGCCATAAATTAAAAAACCATTCTCTCCATTCATGTGTATCACTTATAGGTTGATTAGGAATAGGTGCTAATCCGTTTGCCATTTTGATTCCTCATATTGCTGTTCTAGTTTATCAAGTCTATTTTGAATTCTAGACTCTTTACGTTTAGCTTTACGTTCTGCTAATACTTCAGCAGTAGAGTTAGCTTTATCTGTTTGACCATAAATAGGTACACCCAAGAAGCTTGCTAATGCTCGTTTACCACCCTCACCTGGAGGTGCACTAGCTGCAGCACTAATTTGGAATGGTAGGGCAGCCTTAGCTGAATGTACAAATCGTCCAAGAGTTGTATTATCTTTAACCATAGGAGCTTTAGGACTTGGGTATGCTTTACCTGTAGTCATAGTAATAACTCCCTTAGGTATAAAGCCTAACTTATTACCCAATGTCTTCTCAGGATCTAGTAACCAGTGAGCTGCTTCCATAGAATGTTTAGCCATTTGCATAGATGTACCATCACCTAAGTCTACACGAGTAGGATCTTTGTTAGTCCAAATAGGTCTACCAGTAAATGCCATATTAAAACCATTTAAGATAGTTAGCCAAAGAATACCAGTAGTTAATACATACCTACGTGCTAAGTCATTGCTGTTCTTAGGATCAATGATACCTTTAACACCTTCTCTTAACTGCCAGTTTTGTGGTTTCATTAACTCTTTAGGAAGAGCTTTAGTAAATGATCTTAATGTAGATACAGTCCAATCAGGAGCAAACAATACAATCTGTGCCCAGTCTCTGTTCTGTAACTTCATAGCTTTTAATGCAAACCCTTTAAGGAATTTGTTTTCTACATCATTAGCTACTTGTAACCAATTTAAACCACCCAATGTATTATTAACAAAACTAGCTACTTCAGCAGCAATTTGATCATCAGGTATCTCAGGATGTTTAGATTTAATTTGTGTAAAGAAATGCTGTGCTAGGTTTAATTTACCACCTGCATGCATGTAATCCCATGTAAATCTATTCATGTGGTTAAGGAAATGATTTTCTAATGGATCACTAATTTGCCTAAGAACTTTTACATTCCTACCACCAGCAAGATAGTCACCAATTAATTTATCAGCAGTACCTGCACCATCACCAATAATAGTACGTTGTACATCTTCTGTAGCTACTTTTAAACCATTCTTAATAAGTAACTCACCTTGTCTACCAACACCTCTATGTTCTAAGTCTCGTAATGCTGCACGAATACCACTACCACCAGTCATTAATTCTTTTAAGAATAACTTAGGAGCAGCTGTTGCTTGAGCTACGGCAAGAGATGTTGCATGGAACAATGAACCTGCAGTATTCATAAACTTAGATAACATAGATACAGACTTAAATGCTTCAAGCATAGCTGTAGGATCATCTTGTTTAAATACATAACCTAAAACATCTTTAAAATCAGGATGTACTAATACATCACCTAATACATCAGAACCTTTACCTGTAAACTTAACATAATTATTTCTAAAACCTAGTTCTAAATTATCAGTTATAATAGGTAGTTCCCCTACTTGCCCAGAGATAGGAGAACCATCTATTTTAGTTTTAAGTAAGTAGTTAGCTAATCGTTTTTCTACAAGTGCTCTACCCATAGCAGTCTTATAGATCTCCATGATTTTAGCTATATCTCTTTGTACTTTAATACCACGAGTATTTATACCAAGTTCATCACCAGCTTGACGTAAAGCATTCTCAAGATCACGAATGTATCTAAATTGACGAGCCTGTGTAAAGTCTCTAACAAACCTAGACTCATTAGTATTAGCAAATAAATAGTCAGATAAAGCTCGTTGTTGTTCTCTATTTATAACAGAGTCAGTAAAGTCTAAAGCATGGGTTACATAATCTCTACGTAATTGAGGAAATAAACCTTCACTTCTAGCACGTTCACCTAAACGTCTAAACTCACTAACAACATAATCCCTTACACCAAAAGATGGTTCATCAGAAGGACGATCTCTTAAAGAGTTATGACCTCTAACAGTATTCTCTATATCATTACGTAAGAAAGCTAATTGTTCTGCTTGAGTACCATCTCTAGGAAAACCTTCTTTGTTTCTAAGATTGTTATAAGCATCCCTATTTCTAGTGTTTTGTAAGATAACATTAAGAGGTTCTCTTTCCATAGCATTAGCTAAGTTTTGTTTCTTAGCAATACTTAATTGTAAAATACGAAGCTCTTCTGCTTTTTGTCTGTCACTTACTAGTCTATCTTGACGTTTTTGTCCTTCAATAGACATAGTAATCTGTTCACGATTACGAGCATCAGGAATCTCTTCTTCAAGTCTAGAACGAGTTTGTTTAGCTTCCATCTTAGCAAGATCAATTTCTTGTTCTGATCGAATTACAGCATCTGTAGGTGTAGTTCTAGTAGCTCCAGGTTCAAATACTTGACCCCTGTTTTGCATCTCTTGAGCTTGAGTTAATTCTTCTTGGAATAAATCTTGTTGTTCAGGAGCAGCACGTTCTTGAGTAGTCGTACGTTCTTGCGTACCATTAATAGTACGATCAGTTTCAAGTCCTTGTGCTAATCTAGTTTCATAAGCAGAAGTTCCAGGAATTCTAGAGATAAGATTAGAAGCTAACTTGTCAGCATGACGAGTAATAGCTGTAGGTTTAGCCGCAATAGCACCAAATGCAGTAGCTTCTGCAATACGTTGAGGATTTAATTCACCACCAGATAATGCTTCTGAACCAGCTTCAATACCACCAGAAACACCACCTAATGTAGCTCGTTGAGCAAGAGGAGTAATTACTTTACCACCAGGAAGAGTAATATTAGCTAAGCTACCAGGTCTAAATAAAGCAAGATTACCTGTTAGTTCACCAGCATAAGATGATTCAGGGTTAGCAGCTATTTCCGCTTCACGAGTAGCTTTACCATAACCAATAGCTTCTTTAACATTTTCAGGTACAAACTTATCATAAGCTGCACTAACAGCTTTTTCACCAGCTAAGTAACCACCTACACCACCTACAAGTCCTAATACAGGAGACATAATAGGAGCAGCAGGGCCTGTTAAAGCACCAAGCTCAAAGCCACCTGTTGCACCAATAGCCATACCAGGAGAAGCAGCAATAGCTTTAGACGCACTGCCTAAGAACGACTTACCAAATGATTTAGTAGCAGAGATAGGTTCACTTAAATCTAATCCCTTCATATAAGGATTATCTTTAGCTATACCTTTACGATAAGGATTATCTTCTACTGATACTTCTGTTTCAGTCGGTAAGTCAAGACCCCTAGCATAAGGATTGTCATTAGAACCGAGCCGATAAGACACCTGTTCAGGTTGTGCTATATTAGCTGTTACATCTAGCATGTCTGCTTGTGTAATAGGTTTTATATTTTCCTGAACCCACTTAGTGGATTTCTTAGGTTGTGAATAGGTACTTGATGGAAGACTTGCCCAAACAGATCCTAGTTTATTATGAGCTGTTTCAAAGTCTCCTTTTTTAATATCTTCTTCTGCATTTTTATCTTTAATAATTGCACGAGCAATCTTATCCTGTGACTCAGGACTAAAGTCAGTTATGCCTAGCTTAGGAGCATAATAATCGTAAGTAGTCTTAGTAATCTGATACTTTCCTGCAGCCGTAGAAGGGCCCTCCTTAGTAGTTACACCTACTTTACCAGGATGTTTTGAGTAGTCATTAAACTTGCTACCACCTACAATAGTATCATAATCAGCACCTTCTGCTTTTGAGATACCATTTAAATAACTTTCAATATTAGCTTCTTCGCCAATGCTAGGATCAAGTCCTTTTAAATAAGCATTTCCAGCCATTAGAACTCCTTTATGTATTACTTAGGATTTTCACCATATTTTTTACGGAACTCTGATCGTGAAATTTCTTCTCCAGTAATAGGATCTTTATAAGTTTTTTCTATAGTTCTTGAAGATTTAGTTACATCAACCTTTACACGTTTTGGAGAACCTTCAAAAGATTTTAATACATTCTCTTGAGTTTTAAGTTCAGTAGAAACATTATTTTTCTCAACAATATTACCTTTAGTATCTAAAGTATATCCAGGATGTTCTGCTTCTACATTAGATTTTAAAATATTAAATTGTTGAGTTTGTTTATCAACAGGTAAAGCAGCTACTTTATTAAATAGTGTTTTAATAGTATTAACATTTTCTTGAGGAATAACAGAGGTTTGATTATTTAAAACTTTATCTGCCTTTTCAATTTCTTTTAGTTCTTTAGTAGGAATATACTTTTTAACATTAGCAGCATGTTCTTCTGCAGCAACTAACCTATCTTGAAGATTAGTACGTTGTTGTACTAAAACCTGAGCTTCACGTTGTGATTCAGCAGGTGACATAATATTACCAAAATCATCTTTAATTGCAGCACCACTCTTAATTAAATCTAAACGATCTTGAATCATTTTAAGATCTCTTTGAGTAGTCTTAACAGTTTGGTTAGCCATATCAAAGTTAGTTTTAACAGCTTTTATATCAAGAGATCTTTCTTTAAGCTCACGATCTTCTGTATGCCATCTATCTTTCATAAGATTAGTTTCTTGCTTTTGAGCTATAGTTTTATTAAACAAAGCTTTTTTAGTTTCATCTTTCATAATTTCAAGATCAGACTTAAGTCTATCTTTAGTTGTCATAGCATCATCAACAATCATTTGAGCAGCTTGAACACGTTTAGTTCCATCCATAGATTTGTATTGATCTAAATCAGGAATACCCAAAGCATGAGCTCTCATTAATGTTTGATTAAAAGCAAACTCAGGATCAACACCATTTTCAACAGCATTTAAATATGATTTAGCTAAACCTGCTTTAACATCTAAAGCTTTACTTACTACTTTATTATATTCATTTGTAGCTTCATAATAATTCTTTTGAGTTTCAACAGCTTTAGTTTCAAACTTTTCAGCTTCTTTCCAAAGACCTTTTGATCTCATGTCATTAGCTGTTTTTTTAATACGAGTTAACTCTTCTTGATTAGAATCAACTTTATTTTTAGCAGATGTAACGTCTGCAATAGTCTTGTCATAAAAACTAGACTCTTTAGGTTGTTGAGACTTTTTATAATCATTTAAAATAGAATTATATTCATCTTCTGTTTTAGCAGAAGCTAGTCTATCTTTAACTTCTTGAGGAGCATTAGCAGTATAATCTTGAGTAATTGTAGATTGATCCTGTGTAATAGCATTAGGCATAGCAGGACCACTAGGTACTGGTTGTGCACCTGCAGGATAACCATTCATTACTCCATAATTAGGAGCTTCTTGAGTTACAGGTTGTGTAGTATTATATGGAGAAGTACCTACTGGAGTTGTATTCTGAATAGGTTCACCAATTTGATACGGATAAGTAGTTACATTACCATCTTGATAACCAGGAACTGTATCTTTATTAGCCACCATCTTTTCATTAGTAGTGCCTGGAGTCATAGACATAGCACCTTTAGGCATCATTGTCTCTTGACCACCAAAACCAGTACCTTTACTATAATTAGTAGGTACAGATTGAGGAGCTGCAAAACCATCAGGAACAAGAGGTTCTGCTTCATCTTTTCCATAATTTCTATTATAGATTTCTGTAGCTTGTTTTTCCCTGTCTTGCTCATCCATGTATTTTCTTAGTTGAAGCCCAGCTTCAAAACCAGAAGCAAATGTCATAATATAATCCTTTAGTTAGATAGGTAATTTAGAATAGTCAACAGTGTAACCAAGACTAGTTAAACTTACCGCATGTTTATATTCAGGCATCTTAAGAAGATCTTGTGCAATAACACCAATAGATTTAACATGTGACCAAATATAATTAAAGCTATAGATTTTAATACCTTTAATTGTATTAATATGTTTAATATTAGTTTTAAGATTTTTATCAGAGAATATTTTACCCCAAGGCATAGCTCCTGCAACAGTACCTGCAACTCCCCACAATGGGCTTTGACCTTGTGAGCTACTTGTTGTTGTTGAGTTTTGACCTAAGCTAATACCAGCACCAGAAGGTGCTGTTAAGTTACCAATCATACCATTAATATAGTTTTGAGCATAACCTTGATTTAAATTACTTCTAGCAATATTTTCATAACCTGAAGGGCCTACACCTGTAGCTGCAAAACTACGATCTTGTGCTTGATTTGCTAAATCTAAACCAAATTGAAAACCAGGTTGATTTTTAACATTAGCTAAAGTTGAAGAGTCTCCTGATACATAGTTCCAAAGAAGATCTTCATACTTTTGTCGTTTATCTACACCAAAAAAGTCTACAGCTTGTGAACTAGATTGTTGTGAACTACCACCACCACCTTTACCACCACCATAAAAGGTAAATGATTCTACTAAGAGTGTTACCCAGTTAAATAAATTAATCATTATTACGTCTCCAAATTATATTCATATACACGATACGTTTCTTTCCATCCTATCTGTTTTAATGGTTTAGTCCAACCACGACGACCCATAAATTCAATTTTAATACAACCCTCTGCTTTACCAAATAAAGCCATTGCATCTACAATAGGTTGTTTCCAAGATTCTAAATCTTTACCACCAATAAAATGCCCAACTAACGTTTTAATACCTGTACAGTATTTTACAATCTCAGTATCAGCAGTTGCAACAATCTCATTATCATTGAATGCAATCCAAAGTTGATGATCTTTATTTAATACATTATTTTCAATCTCTTCAATAGTCATTCTACCACCAGAAAGAACAGCTGCTTTTTCTAGATAGTGTTTTACTTTAGGAAATATAATGTGTCTATGTTCTTGTGGTACTATAATTACATTCATTATTCAGCGTTTGGATCTAATCTACCATTAATATTAAATTCTACTTTTTCTAAACGGAAAGGGTTTTTACCTTGATATAGGTATTCATAAGCTCTACGTCTAAATCTACCTAATTGATATAAACAAGGTTTTTGTAAATTTAATTGTATTTGTCTATACTGAGACCAGTTGGTATAATCATCTTCTGTATGACGTACATTAAGTACATCATTAATAGTATCTCCAAAAAGAGTTAAACCATATCCCGTTTTAAATGCATATGTATCAAAATCCATACGATCTGTTACAATACGCATTCTAATAGGTCCAAAAGGATCTACATAGTTATTAGGACTTAGTGTAAATACTAAACCATTAACAGCATCTAATACATAAAAGTTACCACTGTTAAATGGAAATTGTGTTACAAAAGAACATTCAAAGTAGTTTTCACCACCACCAATATAGTCTTTACTTGTAGTCCAATAATGCCATTGATCTTCTGCTAAGTCATATACAAGAGTTACATTCTGATCAGTAAGTACTAAACCATAAAGAGTATGACCAGCAATTTTATATAACCAAGAGTATGTACCACTTAAATTACTAGCATTTAAAAAGGTTTCTACAGGTTTAGTAGATACTTTTCTAGGAGATAGACCATCCATTACCATAATGTTTCTACCACCTTCAACCACTGTTCCCATCCAAATTAAACTTTGTTCTGGGTTTTGTATTGAATTACCATCAGCACATCCTATTTCCATATGAGCTGCTTGGTTAATAGATAAAACAGATCCTTGTGCATTACCTGCATCATAGAAAAAGTCTGCAGTCCATTCTTTAAAAGCAATAATATAGTTAAGATGTCTAGCTATAGCTTTACCTTCATCTGCTTCTGATTTAGCTGATGTATAGTTTGAAGGATTCCATTGACTAGGATTTTCATTATCAGATTGAAAGATCTGACCTTGTGAATCCATAGCAAATACATAACCATCAAGATATACTAAACCTGGAACAGGGTTTGCTGGGAATGCATTTAAATAAGCATTAGCTACAGCAGAACTACCACCACCTGAAAATACAACTGTTAATGTACCAGCATAGTTAGAACCAGGGTTTGTTAAAGTAACACTAGTAATAACACCACCACCATCAGCAGTATAAGTTCCTACAGCACCACTACCACTAACAGAACCTGTAATACTAAATGTACCTGTTGTAGTATATCCTGTACCACCACTTACTAAAGTAACACCTGCTACTTGTTTACGTATGTTATAAATATTACCTGTTGCGTCTAAATACCAACCAGTTACTTGATCATGAAATACCATGTAAGGATGAGGACTAGATGTATCTAAAGTATTTACCCAACTTACATTCTCTCCACTCATACCTGCAAGTAATTGTGTAGATGTACCACCAGTAATTCTAAATAGTTTACCACCAGCAGCAGCATATAAGTTATTATTATAAGACCATAAACCTTCCCCTGATGTAGGAAGTGCTGGTGTAATTGTATATGCAGCTTTACCTGGACGTTTAATAGCTAATGTTCTACCATCAGCTAGAGTCTCTTTAAAACAATTAACCATCTTAGCATCTTTGCTAACATCATTGGTACGTTGTTTTATAGGAGTTGTTAACGGAACATTAACAATTGCCATTATCGGAAGCTCCTGTTAAATCCTGCCCTTACATCAGGTTGGAAGAATGTTGAGGTCCACTCAATATCCCAGTCCATTAATTCATTCTTAAGCATTAATGCTTTTTCTTCATAGTATTGTTTGTCTTGAAGAGTCTTTTCATAATCTGATGCAAGTTCTGCAACTAGACCCCATTTAAGAGCTAAGAACCACTCTGATGGAAAATCAAAGTTTTGGTTAGCTGATGTTATATCTTCAATAGGTGTTTGTACAAATAAATGTAAGTCATAGTTTGTAGCTGTAAAAGTATTAGGAGTTAAGAATACACTTAGTTCTCCATAGTCTCTCCAAGGTTTATAGTATACAGTATTTACGTTACCTTGTGATTGTTTAGCACCTAAGATATTATACTCTTGTTGTGAGATAATAGTCATAGGCATATCTGTAAACACACTAATAAGTGAGTCAACAGTTACTGTACAAGGACTAGAAAATGTGCCACCTTGCATTGTTAAAACATCACCTACAGAGTAACCACTACCACCTGTATCAGCAAGCATTACACTTGTAACAGTTGAACCAGTAAAGGTTAAGTTAAATGTAGCACCTGTACCTGCACCACTATAAGTAGAAGATACAGCGTTAGTAGGTTGAACTGAATAAGAACCACCAGATAATAATGAAATCTTACCTACTGATTGTGTGTTATTAGATAAGTTTCTTAAGTAACATTGAATAAGTCTTAATGGTTTAGAAGCATTATAATCATAAGCTGCTGAAGGTCCAATAGTATAAGACGTTTGATTAGGAACTAAAGGTAGTGTATACTCTTTAATAGTCCATAGTTTAATACCTTCAGATTGCCATTTCTTTAAAATAAGATTT